CGGACGGTGTCTTCCCATCCGCACCGGTCCGACCGTCCGCAGCGGACGATCTTGGGATCATCGGCGGCGCAGAAGGCTTCCTTCTTGCCGCACTGCGGGCAGATGCCTTCCTGCAGCCAGCTGCCGCGAACCTTGCGGAACTGGAACTGTGCCTTGAGTGCTTTCAGGATTTCAGCCTGGAGGTTCATGGAGTGATGATCTCCGGCATCGCACTATGCTCCACCCCGTCGAGCAGGCGGCCGGCGCGCTTTTTGCCGACGCGGACGATAAGTTTCCAAAAACCAGTGCCGTGCCGATCGTCATCGCGATACATCGGCTTGTGATCTTCTTCGGTGCAGTCGAATTTGAACCGGCCGTCCCTCGCAACCCAACCAATCTTCCGACGCTCGACCGGGATCAGTTCAGAGCGCAACGGGCAGGACTCCCCCCACTGCTTGAAGAAATATGGCACCCCTGCCGCAGCGCACTGGTCGCGCAGGGAGCGGGCCCAGTCGGGGTGCATCGGGCGCGCATTGCGGCCGCTCTCGCCGCCGACCACGATCCAGTCGAGCTTGGGTGAGTCAATGAAGTTACCGCGCAGAGGCTGAATGTAGTCGCCGAGCCGGTTCGAAAGGTCAGTCACCTTGCCGCCAAACGGGCGAAGTGTGATCTTTTCCAGATCCACCGGCCCCAGCAGCGGTTCGCAGGAGAGCCAGCGGACGGCGGCGGGGGTGGCGAGCAGATGCGGAATGCGGCGGTCTGCTTCGGCCTGGTTCTCGACCGCCGTGCCAACCCAGACATTCGGATACCCCGCTCCCCAATCGGCCGGCAGATACTGCGGCAGGTTCTGGGGGCGTTTGGTCAGGATCATCAGAATGACATCAGGGCACTCCCGCGCCAGGTGCCAGACTTTCTCCCGCCATTCCGGCATGATCGAACGGTGATTGTCGGCAAAGTCGGACAGCGAGTTCACGAAGATTCGTGGGCGGTGCCCATGCTCTGCGATAAAGGCCTCGGCATTGCGCTGCATCTTGCGCACGATTTGCGCACCAGCCTTGACCGGCGAGCGGTCGCCGTGCGGACCCCATTCGACACGATGCTTGCGGTGATCCCAGTCGCGTTCGGCATAGCAGTTGTCACAAGCCGGGCTGACCTTCGTGCAGCCGATCCAGAAGTTGGCCGTTGCGTCGGCCCATTCGATCTTGGTCTTGTCAGCCAAAGCGGCCCCCTCGGGCAAAGCGCCCGTGTCAGTGTTGAAGGTCGGTAGGTGCGGGGTGGGTCGCAGGGCTTGTGCCCTTCCCCGGATGGGGTCCGGGGTGCGTGAGGGCTGGTCAGCCGCTATCGAGGAAGCTCTGCTGCCGATCGTCATCCTTGCCGGGCAGGACGTGCTTGACCTGGTCGCGCGGGCACACCGGCAGCGCCAGATCGGAGCACTCAATGTTCCCTTCGACCAGCGTGTGCAGGAAGGTCAGCTCCAGCTCGAAGATATGGCCGCAGCCGGAATTGGTGCAGTGCGCGGTCAGCCGCTTGTAGGTAACGGTGACGCGCTCGGAACGGCGGATAAAGGCTGGCTGGTTACACTTGGGGCAGGTCACCAGCGCGCTCTCGCCCGATGCTTTGCCACCGGAGCGGAGCCGGAATTCGAGCGGGGCATAGACGGCCCGCGCGGGATCGAAGCTATTGGGGGCGTTCATTGTCAGTCCCCCCTGTCCCGATTGGCCCTGTCCCGATTGGCCCTGTCTCGATCGGCGCTGTCTCGTTCGGCCAGCGTGGCGAGCCCGTCGGTCAGAATCTCGATCGCCTGCTGCACTTCCCGGCGGGCGGTGCGGCGGGCCTCGGGGCTGCCATCGCTGGCTGCGATCATGGCGGCGACCGCTTCGCCGGTTTCCTTGGCTGAGCTGGCGGCGAGTGCGGTCAGGCTGGCGTCGCTTTCGCGCGCCTCGATTTCGAGCCGCAGTGCAAAGGTGCGGTGGAATGGCGCATGGTCACCGCCAGCGGCGAGGAACGCCTTGTCGAGCCGTTCGGCATCGAGCATGCGGATCTCGGTTTCGCAATCGGGATCGGACCAATAGCGGACCATGCGCTCGCCCACGCCGCAGATGGCGGCGCAGCGGTCCCATCCGATGCTGGCGGCAATCGTGGTCAGCGCGCGATGATAGGTGAGGGGTTCGCGGCGCTTCGTCATGAGTGTTCTCGCCCTACCCCCCGGATCGGGTCCGGGGTGCTAGAGGGCACGGCCCCGACAAAAGGTGTCCGGCTTCCGTTGCATTCGCAGGGAGCTATGAACGCGCTTGGAAGCGCCCCCGGGGCCCCGCTTGATCCCTCAGGTGCAACAGCATGTCGAGCGCCGCCGGTGTGGCGCTGTCGGAGTTTCCCCAGGGCAAAAGTGGTTGCTTGGCATGCCCGCTTCAAAACCGGCGGGCGATTGAATTGGACCGCACCGCGCGCCCCTGCCACCAGTAGGCGGGGCAGTGCGGTCGAGGGCGCACGGTGCGGAAGCTGATAGGGGGAGGATGCGGGGTGCATGATTCAGGCCGCGTCCTGCTCACCAGCAAGATACCGTTCGCCCAGCAGCCGGCGATCGAAGCGGCTGCTGGCGCGAAGGTCGATCCCTGCGATACGGTCACGCTCGAGGCGGTCGACCATTGTCTCGCGGGGATAGATGTCGGGGCGAAGGTCGTGGCGCGAAACGCCATAAATCCGTTCGGCGACCAAGACATGCTCGACCGGCAGCTGCTTCGAACTGGCGAGCCAGCGCGACACAGTCGGCTGAGTGGTGCCCAGATCGTGAGCCATCTGTTCCTGCGTTCCAGCCCTGGTCAGGCAGAGCTTGAGCGCTTCGAACCGGGTGAGTGCTTGTTCCATACGGTTCCGTATATACGGGAATGTATATCAGTCAACGGAAAAGTTGGGTGATGGGATGTCTAATTCCCCATAGATCGCATTTCATGTGGGAAATCGTGCCCGAAAACCTTGCCGCGGCGATGGAGCGGGCCGGTGTCAACCAGAGCCAGTTGGCGGAACTGGTCGGCATGAAGCAGCCCTCGATCGCGCGGCTGCTGAAGGGCGAGACCCGCACGACGCGGGCCCTCGATCTGATTGCTCGGAAGCTCGATACCAGCCCCGCCTATCTCAAGGGGGAGACGGCCGATCCGTCCCTAAAGCTTTCCGACACCCGGCTTGGCTATCGCGCCGAGGAGCCCCGCCTGCCGGATAATTCCGTCCTGATTCCCCAGCTGGAGATCGGCTATTCGATGGGCGGGGGTTCGGTCTTCGATGACTATGCCCACAAGGCGATGATCCCGTTCCCGCGTGAATGGCTGGCGCCGATGATCCGTGGGGCGTTCTCCGACCTGTTCGTCGCCCGGGGTGAGGGCGACAGCATGATGCCGACGCTGCTCGATGGTGACCTGGTCATCGTCGATACCGCGCAGAAGAGCATCCAGCAGCAGGACCGGCTGTGGTGCCTCTCTTATGGGGACCTGGGCATGATCAAGCGCGTCCGCGTGCTGCCGGGCGGCGGGGTAGAGATCAACAGCGACAATCCCGCGGTGAGCCCGATCACCGCGCACGATGGCGAGATGCATGTCATCGGCCGGGTGATCTGGATCGGGAGGCGGGTCTAGGTTTCGAAGGACAAGTATCGATCGCACCATCAACACCAGCAGGGGAAGACGAATGCGAGTGATGTTCGGGATTGGATTGGCGCTTGCACTGCATGCATGCGCGGATGTGGAATCGAGCGAGGGTGCGGCGGCCGGTGATGGCGCAGCAGCGATGGAGAGCACGCCGGAAGACCCGGCTATTGCAGCACTGACCGGGCCGCAGAAGAACGCGCGCCGATCGGCAGAGAGCTATCTTCGAATGAGCGGCTTCTCGCGCAAGGGCCTGATCGAGCAGCTCTCGTCCGATGCGGGCGAGGGATACGAGCTCGCTGATGCCACCGCCGCGGTCGACACGCTCACGGTCGACTGGAAAGAGCAGGCTGGCCGGTCGGCCAAGAACTATGTCCAGATGATGCCCTTCTCCTGCAACGGGTTGATCGAGCAGCTCTCGTCGGACGCGGGCGATGGCTACACCGTGGAGGAAGCGACCTTCGGCGCGCAGCAGACCGACGCCTGCTGATCAGACCACCGCACAAGTATCGATCGCAAGGCACTTGTTGAGGGGATTGCCATTTGACTCGCCATGAATTCGGCGGCGACTGGACCGAGGTCAAGCTCGCCGCCATCGAGGCCTATAGTCGCTTTTTCACTTCCGCGATCGGGCGCAAGTTCGACCTCTGGTATGTCGATCCGTTCGCAGGGACCGGATCGCGCACCGAGGTCGAGAAAATCGGCGCGTTCTTCGACCTTGAACCGGCGACTGAGATCGAGAGGCAATTTCCCGGCAGCGCAGCTCGCGCGCTGGGTGTGGCCCCTCCATTTCATCACTATCGCTTCGGTGACGCGGACCCAAACAAAGCAGCCGCTCTGGAGGAACTTGTTGCCAGGTATCCGGGCCGTGATGCGATGGTGATCGCTGGAGATGCCAATTCGTTCATCCAGCGATCCTTCCGGCAGCCCTTCTGGACGCGCGACAATTTCGAGGAGGGCACCCCGCGAGCGCTCGTCTTCCTCGACCCTTATGGAATGGAAGTCCAGTGGGACACTCTGCGCGCCTTGGCCAGATGCCAAAAGGCCGATGTTTGGTTTCTCGCAAACCTCGGCGGGGCGGTGCGCCAGCTGGCCCATGATCAGACGAAGATCGACGACGCCAAGCGCCGCTCCTTGAATCAGTATTTCGGCAGCGAAACGTGGGAAGCCGATCTCTACCAGACCAAGGAAGAGGACGGATTGCTGGGACTGATGGAAGGACCAGTGAAGCGAGCAACCAAGGAACAGATTGCGGCATATCACCGGCAGCGCCTGCAAACGATCTTCACGGGCTATGTGTCTGAGCCGCTGCCGCTACAGGTCGGGAGTAGCTCAGACTATTTCCTGCTGTACTGCATGAGCAACAACCCATGGCCCAATGCCCGCGGACTAATCCAACGGGGTGCGAACTGGGTCATCAACCAGTATAAGCTGGCATCTCATCAAAGGTCTGCCCCCTAAGCAGCCTGCCAGCCTTCTTCTTGTTAACCCCGCCCCACTGCTTGAAAAAGAAGGCTGTGCCTTGGGAAAGGCAGTCGTCGAGGATCGCCTCGACCCAGCTTTCCTGCATCGGCCTCGCCCGCGGCCCGCTCTCCCCGCCGACGATGGCCCAATGGATACCGGTCAGATCGAGTGCGGGCAGGGCCGCGATAAGCGGTTCGAATGAGATGAAGCGGATGCTGGCCGGCACCAGGCGCAGGCTGTCGATCCGGTCAATCACCTTGGGACCTTCGACGCTCGTGCCGAGCCAGACATTGGGCAGGGGATCAGGCGCTATGCGCTGCAACAGTTCTGCCATGCGCTCCGGCCGCTTCGTCAGGATCTGATAATGATGCTGCGGGGTGAGCCGCATCACGTCCCAGATCCGCGCGACGAAGCTTTCCGGCACATCGACGTGGAACAGGTCCGACATCGAATTGACGAATACCCGTCGCGGCTTCTTCCAGCTGAGCGGGATTTCCAGCGACGGCTCATGGCAACGGACCTTGTCGGTCCAGACCGCGCCGCGCTTGGTTTTGCGGGTCAGGCCTTCGTACTTTTCCATGCCCATCGACTGCAGTCGTGCGGCCATGCGCATGGCATAGCAATTGGTGCAGCCCGAGCTCGCGATCGAGCATCCCACCACCGGGTTCCAGGTGAGATCAGTCCATTCGATTGTTGATTGCTGTGCCATGCGGGGCTCCTTGTGCAGACAGAATCAGTTCGCAGAGGGTGTGTCAACGATCATGCGCTCTCCAGCGTCAGGCTCTGGACCAGGCCGCTGCCGTCGAAGGTGGTCTCGATGCTCTCGATCAGCCATTCGATGCCGTCGATCGTGCTGTTCCATCCC